CACCCTGGCAACTTAAAAATTGGCGACAAGACTGGAAAAGGCAGATGGGTTGACTTTGGACTCTCCCAAGACAACCCGAAAGCTGCTCTTGCAGAGGCTTTGGGCTCCCTGGAAATCCCAAAGAGCTTGAAAAATGCCAACCCCTGGAAGCATGTGCCCGATGATGCGTCTGGTCATATTACGGCGGGAAATTGGCAAAGTCTTGATTGGCCTGTTACAGGGTTAGTCTCTTCCTCGAGACTTTTGCGTGATGGCAAGGAGAAAGAACTTGGAAATGAGTTCCCTGCTCTCGGCAGGATGTATAAAAACTTGAATTCAGTTGTGAACACTCTCCGAAAAAAGTATAACATGGAACCCGAAGAAGTGGTTGCTATGATGGTTCACGGCATACGTTCTCCCATTGAGACCTATGAGCAAGGGCCATGGAAGAAGTTGAGTGATGATGACGCCCAAGGGTTGATTAATGCATTGTACAAAGGTGTGTGAGAGGGGGGGTTCGGCTATCCACTCTTTACTCCTCTTTCATAGATCTATAATAGAGTCATGCAAATGAACTTCTATTCACCCTTTTCTGGCGTCCCCTACCAAGTGGTTGAGGACCAAAAATGGTACATTGATTATGACAAGATGGGGAATATGCTCCGTCGTCAATACAAACGATTTGACTTTTACTTTGGAGGCGAAAAGATTGCCTCTTCTCTCTCCTTAGAAAAAGAGGCTGTTAGGCAAGCTCTGAGAAACTATGAAAAAAATTGCAAGTCTGCTTAAGTACCTCAGGTACTACCTGAGTTCTCTGGTCCGATTGTACCCCACTTCGAAAGAATACACTCGCTTTGTGAATTGGCTGATAGACAACGCTACCATCTCAGCGATAGATGAGTACGTTGCTATTTTCAGCTGTGAAAAATACCCGATAGTTCCCCTGTGGGTCAATAATTATCCTTATGCGTACGGCACAATCTATTCCGCACATAGAAATCAAGGAGGCCTCTACGAGTTTTTCAAGCACTGGCAGGAGGAAGAAGGGCAGCTGGTTCAAAGAGTGTGTGAGGAGTCTTCTTTGGTCAAAAGTGTATTCCAAGACCTGCACCTGATGAATAGCATTCGATCATTGCCCCTCAAAACCATGCCAGATAGAAGGACAGTGTACCGTTTGCACCAGTTTATCGAAAAAGCCAAACTGTCCCAATGAAAAGACTGATTGCTTTGTACTCTAGTTGTCCTGGTAGTGGGAAAAGCGAGGTGGCCCTCATTATCAACAAGTTGTTGTTGAAGACAAAGACCTACTCCTTCGCAGCTCCTTTGAAGGCCATGGTTTGTGAGCTTCTTGTAAGTTTCGGCTATACTGAGGAAGAAGCAAGCTCCTACGTTTTCTCTCTCAAAGGAGAACCTCTCAAAAAAATTCCAGGAGAGCCTACAAGTAGATACCTTCATCAGACCCTTGGAACAGACTGGGGAAGAAATATGATTCACAGCAACTTGTGGACTGAGGCATGTTTACAAGGGATTAGGAGAGACATTGATACTTACCATTGTGTGTGCGATGATCTCAGATTTCCGGGAGAATACGAGTCTCTATCAACTGTGCCAACGGTGGAATTTTGGAAGGTGGAGAGACCAGAGATCAAGAGAAACTTCCTCTCGCTGCCTTCGACCGTTACTAAGCACCCCTCAGAGTATCTCTTAGAGGGCCACCATTTTGACAAAGTGATTATGAACGATGGTGACATTAAAGACCTTGAAAAAAAGGTACTTTTGGCCCTTCAAGCTGCAAACTACTGAAGGGATAGAGGGCAGAGTCGGGTTCGGTAACCCGACCTTTACTTCTCCCCCTCAACGGGGTACACTTATAATGTAAACGTGTTCCAGTAGCCAAGCGGTCTAAGGCGGGAGCCTGCAAAGCTCCTATTCGTCGGTTCGAATCCGACCTGGAACTTTCCATAACAGTAAACAACTACCTTCCTTCACAGTTCAAATTGCAACCTCTAAACACCATGAACAAAGGAGAAATGTTGAGCAAGATGCTTGTCCTTGCCACAAATTCCCACGAAGGGCAATATGACAAAGGCGGTAATCCTTACATTCTCCATCCCCTTAAAGTAATGCATTACTTGAGGGGAGAAAAGGATGAAGAGCTTCAGTGTATCGCCTTGGGTCACGATTTGGTTGAGGACACGAGTGTAACCTTCTCCGATCTCCGTGAGATGGGCTTTTCTGACAGAGTTGTGGAAGGCATTCGCTCTCTCACTAAACAGCGAGGGGAAAGCTACGAAGAGTACAAACTTCGGGTCTTCTCAAACGAGGATGCAATGAGGGTTAAACTTGCCGACCTGCGCCATAACACTGATATTCGAAGACTCAAAGGTATCTCCGAGAAAGACATGGCTCGGATGGCCAAGTATTACAAGTTCTACCTGGAAATCCAAGCAAGACTCTCTGACCTCAACAAGTGAGGGAAGTTCGGTAACCCGACCTTTACTTTCCTCCCAAAGCCCTCTATAGTATAAGGGTGGTTTCAAGCCCTGGTAGCTCAGCTGGATAGAGCGCCTCTTTCCTAAAGAGGTTGTCACAGGTTCGAGTCCTGTTCAGGGTGCTTCAAAGATTGGTTGTCATGGAAGGAATTCTCTGGTTGTCTGTAAATTCGAATCTGACGGTTCAACCACGATTTGCCACTCGTCCAAACCACCTTCACGTAACCCTGCAATATGGGGTTCAAATGAACGATGACATTCAGAGTTTGCTTGGAAGAGAAGTTCAGGCTCTCCTGCTGAGTGATTGTTGGAATGAACAAATCCAGGCGGTCACTGTGAAGCTGCCTTCGGATGTAAAGGCTCTTTGCAAGAATCGGTATCCTCACATTACAGTGTCTATGGTTGAAGGTGTCAAGCCTGTGGCATCGAATGAGATGTTGTCTTCCTCTCACAATCACCTCCCAGTTGTCAAGCCTGTCTCTCTTGTATTCGACTTTTTCCGGTTTTCCTGAGCACACTACAATGGTTAGCACGAAAGACAACACTCGCTCCAGCCAGCTCCCGAAGCGTCCGAATTTCAATGAGCGTGATTACCTCAAGCACATCCAGTCGGAAGTTTTCATCGATCGTTTCTACGGCAAAGGAGAATGAGGGACATGTAGATACATGAAGCTTATCCCCATAAGCAACAAAGCTAAGAAAATCTTCAAAGAGAAGATGGAGGGCTCGCCCAAGGTGGAAGCTCTAAGATTTGAGAGAGGCAAATATCTGCTTCTCTCAGAGAACCGAAAGTTATGCATTTGGCATGACCCAAAAGACATCCGAAACTGGCACTTTTGCCTCTAAACAACCCAAACACATGAAAAATCCTACTTACTTCACAATCCGCTCTCAAGGTGTTTCCCAGAAACGATCGTTCTCTACAGAGGCTGAGGCTCTTTCAGAGGCTGAGGCTCTTTGCATGAAAAACGGCCAAGAGGTTGCTGTTGTAATGCACGAGGGAGATACCTCTCGTCTCGTGAAGAAAGTCTTCAGTAAAGGACGATGAGCCCTAAGTTTCTCAGAGTCCTATATGCGATGAGCAACGGAGCACCTGTCTCTCTTGACGAAGAGACTTATGCCCTGTGTCACCAGAGGGAATCCGACGCAATGGCATTGGCCTTCCAAACGAGTGACAAAGAAGGGAATAAATTGTGGATCAAAGCGTGTCATTGGGGCCTCAATGACTTTATAGAATTCTGCGAAACTCTCTCGGAAGACGACATTGCTGCAATGGGTGCTTCTTCTCCCTCAATAGTGATGTTGGATAGTCCTACCGAATGACTCAAAACTAGGTGTAGTTTGGGAAGATGACATCTCGGACAGGGGTTCGATTCCCCTCACTTCCATTACAAGGGGGTGCCAAGGTTTCGACGAGGTGGAGATTTCACTCAAGTGAAAGCTGCTTGCACAAGCACAAAATAGACGCTAACAAAATCGTCAAGTTCGAGAGGGCTGTTGTGGCTGTTTGAGCCACGCACTCCGACTCTGTTGAGGGAGGCTAAGGTCTCCCTCTTTCCAAATTTAGGAAGTTTTGCCATGAGGATAGTATCTAAGTTCAGGGATTACTATGACTATGTGGAGTTTCTCTACAGCAAAGAGGGTGGGGATGAATCCAACAGATACGAGAGAGATAAGTGTTTTGTGGATCAACCTCTTACCGAGTCTACATATCCCACAAATAACTCATTGATAGTTGAGGTCCAAAATCATGGTTTCCCTTTGCCCCGTTTTAATTCCCTCACCTCCTACAACGGCAGTAACCTATTAAGTTGGAAACAGTTCCCTTGGAGGTTCAGATGGTTGTCAGTCTGTGGTTGTTTATATCTACTGGTAAAAGAAGTGCCCCTTGGGCATCCGTTTGAACACATTTCTGACCCTACCCACTCCTTCCATGTGATACCAAGAGACCATCCCTCTTGGGATTATATCAGGCCAGGTTTCCCGTGGAACCTGCCTCTTTTAAACAAGAATAAACTCTCTTACGAAGAAGTCGTTAATAGAGAGGTGAAAACTCTGGTTGACGTGTCAAAGAGGATCCAAAAACCAGTCTTTGTTATCAGAGAGTCTGGTTCATCAAGGTTGTTAATTGAGGTTGAAACGCCTTGCCTAAGGGAACTGGGCATCCAAAAGATCGTAAAAGCTGAGCAGATGTACCAAAGAATTTCGATGTTTATGAACACTCTGAAGGACAACCCCGACAGTTCCCCTCCGATCCAAGTGGAAGAGGGGCAAAGGTTTTCTCAGAAAGGATTTGACTCGAAGCTTTCATTCCGGGGCACTCACGGTAGGAGGTAGAGACGATCCTGTGATCGTACAGTTCGGTTAACCACCCTTTCCTTAACAAGCTGCATAGGCTATAGTAGAGTTGTTGCGATGCACCTATGCCTCTGTCAGTTTTAGTGCCTGTCTCAATTCTTTTGGGATTTCTGTCCATGGGTCAATTTGAGACCCAATCAGAGAAAACCTGCACTCTTTATGCACCAAGCGCAACAGCTTGCCAAAGATTTTGAGGACTAATGCTCTATTTCTACGCAGTTTCTCGTAGGGACCTTCCCTCCCACCAACAAGCTATTCAAAGTGCCCACGCTCAGCATGAATATCTTCAGGCATACCCTTCCATGCTGTCTATCACGGGTACTCCTTTTGTCTGGCTGACTGTTGAAGACAAGGAAGAGTTGATTCATCTTATCAAATTCCTGGAAACTTCCAGAATCCCCGTAGCTTCTTTCACAGACCCGGACTATAACGGGTACGACCCCAGTGCCATTTCGTTCATGGTTTTCGAGAAAGAACGGTATCTGATTTCGGATTTGCCGCTTTGGGTTGCTAAGGATGATCGGAAAAAGGATCCGTTCTCCAATCTGCTCCGGCTAATCAGATCGTTTACTAAACCTTTACGGAGCTAAAATATGAATGTCTCAGACTGTCAAAGTCACTTTTTATGAGAAAGTTCCTTGTAATCAAGGGGAGACTCGGAGCCTGATATTGCGCTCTTAAACTTTTGTGCCGTGGAGAAATGCACCTTGAAACAGGTGAGTGACCGTTCTCTATACGGATGTAGATTTCTAACTTTTCTAATGCGTGTTGCCCTCACTACACTTGCAGCTCTTTCTTTGTCCGGAACTGCAGTTCAAGCTTCCCAGCTGATCACACAGACTGAGGAGCTTAGCGCGGAAACTGAAGTTTCCATCTTAAACAAAGCTCCGGAACCCAAAGAACCACGCTTCATTTGCAAAGGTTGCAATGAAAACGAGTCACTAGCACTCGAGTACTTCCAAAATGTTGGCATCAAAGACAAAAACGCTCTTGCCGTCATCCTTGGAAACATCCGCCAAGAGTCCACCTTCATTTCAAACATCTGTGAAGGCGGTCTCCGCACTTCTTACCACAGGTGCCGCGCAGGCGGCTTTGGTTTGATCCAATTCACTTCCTCTGACCGATACTACGGTCTAGGCCAATTTGCAAGGCAGGTTGGAGGAGATCCCTCTACTACCTTAACCCAACTCCAGTACATGACGACTGAGCCCCAGTGGAGACTCATTGAAAATAGGATGAAAGCCACTGGTAAAACAGTTGAAAATTACATGAGATACGCCTACAGCTGGATTGGGTGGGGCATTCACGGGGCTCGAACCTCTTACGCCTACAGCTACCTGCAAAAGCTGGTGCCAGATACCAATTCGTGAAACCATGATTCGAAACGTTCTGGCAATCACCCTTTCTCTGTTTCCAATGTGCGCCCACGCTTCCTGTGGGCAAGCAAGCTGGTATGGCCCAGGGTTGTATGGCAACCTGACGGCCAGCGGAGAAACTTTCAGACCCAACACCTTGACTGCTGCACACACCAGTCTTCCGTTGGGGACAACTGTCAAAGTTGTCAACACTGTCAACGGCAGGTCCGTTGACGTCCGCATCAATGACCGAGGGCCATACCACGGTGGCAGACTGATTGACCTTAGTCAGGCAGCTGCGCAAAGGATTGGCATCATTTCCTCGGGAGTCGGCCATGTGTGCATACGTTCTCTCTGACACAACACCCTTAAACCAAATGGACATCGAAGACAAGCAAACCATCGCAGAACAAATCAAAGTATCTTCGTTCTTTGTTGTTGCTGCTCTTTCTCCGAGTTTTCTGATTTCTCTGATCTGCGTGCTGCTTTACTTGGTAACAGCGTTCCCTGAGATCAAGAAACCATTGACTGCCTTTCTCACTGACTTGCTCAGTGGACTTCGAACCAACAACGTTGCAACCACCTCGAAAGACAAATGAGTTCCGTACTCTCCCTTGAGTTGATCTTCGCCTTGGTAATGTACTTCGCAGGAGCCATTTCCGGCTTCTGGTTGTCCTCCAAGTTCCGAAAGAGCTAGCAAATAAGGGTCGGGAAACCGACCTTTACTTGCCTGCCTCTTCCCGCTAATATAGAACTATAGCACCGCGACCAACACAGATGCCCATAAGCCTCCACGGGAAACTCAAAAGAGACCCTTCTGAGAGTGTGTCCATTCCCTATGACAGATTCAACTTCTCTGCTGGAGAAGTGCATGTCAGGCTCCCCTCCGTTGAGGAGTACGGAGAGTTTACAGTTAAGATTTTGTACCCTGACAGTGAAGAAATCATTGAATCTCTTCTCCTTATAGATGCTATAAAGAGGTCTTCCGATGCTTCTTTGAGGGTAGTTATTCCTTACCTCCCTTATTCTAGGCAGGATAGGGCATGCTTCCAGGGAGAGTCCCTTTCCCTGAAGGTCTTTTTCGATACGCTGAAGAGCAATCTTAATGATAGAGACGAGATTATTACTTGGGACGTACACAACCCAGGGTCTAATGTGTTTCGCCGCAAAGGTTCAGGAGAACCAGAGTTTGTCAATATTGAAGTTGACAACTTGATTGAGTCCTTCAAGGGCGAAAAAGGATTCCCTTCCGGCGAAAACACCCTTATCATACCCCCCGATGAAGGGGCTATTGACAGGGCCGAGAAAGCTGCTCTGGGTTTTGGGTTGCAGGTGGAAGTGCTTGGTAAGAAAATTCGAGACCCCGGTGATGGAAAAATTACTGGTACTGCACTTGTCAATAGATTTAATACGAGACTCTCCCACGAGAATTCTCCCGCATCTATCAAGGGAAAAGACATTCTCATAGTAGACGACATTTGTGATGGGGGTCGCACTTTTATAGAACTTGCGAAGGAAATCTGGAAATACCTTGAGCCTTCTTCGGTAAGTCTCTACGTCACTCATGGAATCTTCTCTAAAGGTTTAGATGTCTTCCTGGAAGACGACCGCTTGCTCATTGAGCGAATCTACACAGCCAATTTGTTCCCTGGCGTCGAGCTGCCAGTAGAAGGCAACCCCTTTGTTCCTGCTGTATACACCCTCAAATGAAACTATTTGCTCCTTCCGCCACCGATTTTTACAAGACTGGCCATTACCGACAGTACCCCGAAGGTACTAGGTATGTATTCTCCAATATGACGCCAAGGTCTTTGAACCATGCCAATGGTATTGCATCCGATGGAAAAGTTGTAGTGGCTGGAATCCAAGGAGAGCTTACCTGGTTCTTGAGAGACCTTTGGAATGACACTTTCTTCAGGCAACCCAAAAAACAAGTGCTTGATAAGTACAAGCGTAGGATGGATACATCCCTAGGAGAAGGTGTGGTAGGAATTGATCACTTGGCCGAACTCCACGATCTCGGATATATTCCACTCCATATCAAAGCTCTGCCAGAGGGCAGCAGGGTGGATATCAAAGTACCCTTTCTTACTTCTGTCAATACGCATCCTGACTTCCACTGGGTAACCAACTACGTAGAGTCCGCTCTCTCCTCAAACATCTGGAAGTCTGTCAACATCGCTACAATTGCCTACGAATACCGCAAGCTGCTCGATTCCTACGCTGAGGAAACTTGCTCTGACAAAAGTTTCGTAGACTATCAAGCCCATGACTTTTCGTTTAGGGGAGTCGGGGGTGTTCACGATTCCGCTTCTCACTCTATCGGCCACCTGTTTTCGTTCACCGGAACAGATACAATTCTTTCCATCGACTTCCTCGAAGACTACTACGACACAGGGGGAGACTACATCGGAGGGGGAGTTCCAGCCACAGAGCACAGTGTGATGTCTGCCGGCGGTAAAGATACCGAGCTTGAAACCTACACCAGGCTTATTACCGAGCTCTATCCCTCGGGAATTATCAGCATTGTCAGCGACACTTGGAATTACTGGAATGTTCTTACCAACATTGCACCCACCCTCAAGGAACAAATTCTGAGTAGGCAACCCAATAGTTCAGGTTTCGCCAAAGTTGTTTTCAGGCCTGATAGTGGTGACCCTCTTAAGATCATTTGCGGAGACCCTGAAGCAGATCCAAACAGCCCAGCATACTTGGGTTCTCTCGAACTTCTCTGGAACACCTTTGGTGGCTCAGTGAATGAGAAAGGCTTCCGAGAGTTGAACCCGAGAATCGGTCTCATTTACGGCGATTCCATTACTCTTGCCAGGGCACGGTCCATCCTCGAAACCATGAGAAAGCAAGGTTGGGCCAGTAGTAACATTCTCCTCGGAGTCGGTTCTTACACCTACCAGTACCACACACGAGACACCCTTGGAATCGGATTCAAAACAACCTGGGTAGACATCAATGGAACTGGGGTAGAAGTGATGAAAGACCCTGTGACTGACAGTGGAGTGAAAAAATCCGCTAAGGGTCTTCTTCGGGTCGAAAAAGACTCTCAGGGAAATTTCTATCTCCTGCAGAGCCAAACACCTGAACAAGAAGAACTGGGATGCCTAAGAACTGTTTTCAAGGACTCAGTGATTTATGGAAGGGAAACCAACAGCCTGAAAAACATCAAACAACGTCTACTCAATTGAACAGCCTCGTGCGATGAGGAATTACGCTGATAGTTATGGACTACAACAAAGTTGCATACCTGAAAACCATCTTGGTGCTTAACGCCTCATACGAACCCCTCAACCACACTTCTTGGAAAAGAGCCAGGATTCTTGTCCTTAAAAACAAGGCTCACGTGGTTTCAAGTCGTACGATCAGGCTTAAAAAGTACGTAAGAGTGCCCCATTCAAAGATGGCTGCGGGCAACCCTTCAAGGACTCTGATTCTCAAAAGAGACGAACACACCTGTCAGTACTGCGGATACAAAGGTCCCAACTTAACGATCGACCACGTGTTGCCAAAGTCAAAAGGTGGTCAAGACACTTGGCTGAATCTCGTCACTAGCTGTCTGGACTGTAACAATTGCAAAGATAACCGCACACCAGAAGAGTGGGCTGAGGCTCTGAGGAAGGTCTTCGACAAGGAAACCACCAACGTGTCTGTTCTTCCCTTCAGTTGGGACAGCTACCAAATCGGTATGCTTGAAAGCCGAATCAGGGCACGTGGCACCACCTTGGCAGAAAAGCCTAAAGCTCCATACAACAAAATCTCCGTATCTATCGGATCCTCCGAGGTCGAGGAATGGAAAGAGTACTTGTATGTGTGAAAGATGCCATTGTGCATCTCATGGGTAACACCCTCTTTGCCTCTTTGCTCGGAAGCGCACTGATTCTGGTTCCTGTGGTTGGAATCTCTTTAGTTCATAGGGGGACACACAAGATGTGATCCCCATACCCCCTGCCTTTCTTTCTCAAACCAATCTTTCAAATCTATCAACATGGCTATTTTCAAAGGAACTCTTGGTGCTGACACCTTTGCTTCTACTTCTGCCTACGACGTGTTTTACGTTAATAACGTTGGTGACACGATCACGGGACTCGTTCCCGGAAGCTACAGTGACGAAGTAGTTTCCACTCTCTCAGATTACACTCTACAGGAGGGAATTAGCACTCTCCGTCTTGGGGTGGGAGCTAACAACGGAACTGGGAACAATGGGGCTAACACTATCTCTGGCAACCAACGAGACAATGTTATCGATGGTGGTTTGGGTATGGACACCCTTTGGGGAGACCGTGGAGCGGACACTTTCCTTTTTAGCTCCGCCGGACAGTTCAATTGCGACATTATCCAAGACTTCAAGCCAGGGGTTGACAGGATTGCAGTCAAGGCATCCTCTTTTGGCCTTGTGAGTGGGCAACCCTTCGCTTACGCTCTCAATGGCACTCCAACCTCTGTAGATCCGACATTCATTCGAATGGGATCTGCTGGAGCAGCCCAAACCATCTATTTTGATCCCGACGGCACCGGAGCTGCTGCTTCACGAATCCTTTGTGTTATCCCAACCTTCGCGGGTCCAACTTCCGCAAGGGACTTTGCAATTCTTTGAGAGTTGGAGTGAATGCGGCAAGGTTCGGTTATCCGGCCTTGCCTACTTTCTCATCTTAGACTATACTAGTAATATACCTTCTGTAAGAGAATCCATCAAGCATTTTAAACCCTTAACCCTCGATGCCTCAATCAACCAATTTCAGGGAACCATGGCAAATTGGCCCAATCAAGGTGTGGCCTTGCTATAGCCGCCCTGACTTCCAATGGTTCATTGCTTACGAGGGTCTGCCTTACTTCTTCAGGAGCAAAGGAGAAGCCCAAAGTTTCGCCAAAGATAAACTCAGCGGGGAAAGAGATGTAACTCCCGAACTCAAAAACTACAAAGAACACTGATTGTGGGTACTAACTACTACTTGAGAAACAATCCTTGCTTCCTTGGTGGGGTTGTGAACAGTGAAAGCATTATCCACATTGGCAAGTCCAGTGGGGGCTGGTGCTTTGGTCTGCATGTCATACCTGAGTGTGGGATTTGCTCTCTCGAGGATTGGAAGCTTTTGTTTCAAGAGCCTTCAAGAGAAATTGTGGACGAATGTGGGCAAAGCATTAGCGTGGACAAAATGCTTTCAATCATCACTGAGAGGAGCTGGCCACGATCGCCTGATTTTGAATGGAACTGTGATGCCTATTCGAAACCAGGCCCGAATGGTCTTTATAGGCACACAATCATTCCCGATTGGTGCATTGGCTATGGTGAAGGCACTTGGGACTATATCGTAGGAGAATTTAGCTAATAGAAAGCATTCGTGGTGGTTCAAGAGGAATCCGTTTAATGAGGGGCGATATGGAAGTACGCAGCGCCAATCGCGCCGCCTGGTTTGGCGAAAGCACTACTAACACTACTAACACGATTAGCTTCCGCCTAGTTCTTCCCCAATGATTTACTACATTCAGCGTAGCGGCTCCTTGCTTGTCCACTCCTTTTACTGCCGTTCAGTTCTTCGCAGTTCCTACCAGCCCGGCTTTGTCTTCAACGGATACTTAGGCTTTCGTTTGGTTCTTCCCCGATGACCTACTACATTTTACGCGGAGGCTCTTTGTTTGGCTTCCCATCAGTCTGCAGGGCGGCCTTCCAGATGCTCGACTCTCCCGATGACGCCAATTTCTTTGTCAGCCTTCGATTGATTCTCCCCCAATGACCCATCTTTCCTTTATTCGTTCTATTCTCCGTGGTGGTGGCTGGGGAAACTATTACTTTCTCCGGTCTCGCTGTAAGACCAGCCTTCCCCGAACGAGCCGGTACGACTCTTATGGTTTTCGCTTGGTTCTTCCCCAATGATCTCCCACATCCTGCGCGGCGGCTCCTGGGACGACTTCCCCAGGTACTGCCGTTCGGCTTGCCTCAGTCATTGCCAGCCCAGCCCCACTTTTTACAACATCGTTGGTCTGCGTGTAGTTCTTCCGGTTTCTCAATGATATATCGTTCTTCGTTTTGTTCCCTCCAATGACTCTCTGGCGCAAAGCCCTGCGAGGTTCTTCTTGGAACTGTGACGCCAAACACGTACGCAGTGCCCTTCGTCACAACTGGAACAGGGCCACTTCTTGCATAGCCACCTTCCGTGTGGTAATCTACTCTCGTCCTCTTTCGCTCCAGACACTTTCCCTCCTTTCCGCTATGGTTTCTCCCACTTCCACCTCCACCCTTGAGGCCCTCCAAGCCCTCGGCCTTGTCCTTGTTGACATTCCTGCAGGCTCTTTCCTCATGGGCTCTGCCGACGATGACCCTCTTGCCTATGACGACGAAAAGCCCCAGCATCAAGTGAGT